ATCTATCACCGTATTCTGGATAGTCTACGCGTACCTGTCGCATCATATCGCGCCACGGTTGTGCGGCTTTATGGCCGTCCTGTCTATATGAGTTTCTATACATTCTTGAGAGTTTAGACAGTGTTTCCCTATATCCTGCATAACTTAATTCCATTACTCCGCCTCCTTTGGCATTTGTTCCGTGATTGTATCACATAAATCTAGCGCCTGCTGCATTAATTCCTGTGCCTGATCCTCGCGTCCAGACACCAGCATAACCGCCATTAGTTCAAGTTTAAATCGGATTACTTCGCCTTTGGTTTTCATTGTGTCACCTCCAATAACTCATTAATCACTGACTGGGGCACTTCCACTGCGTCACAACCCTGTAGCCATTTGTTGATATGCTTGGTGGTGGTGACACTGTACTTGGTTGCTGTGCGTACCAGCGCACCCATATCTGTACGTGCAGCCACTGGGGTCTCATAGCTAAAGAATACCTGTACCTCGCCCATGTCCAGCTCAGTCATGTTACTTCCTAATTGCTTAAGTTTCATCTTGTGTTACCTCTATTGGTTTAGTTGGTTTAATAATGCCCACTGTACGCCAATGGACATGATAAATCAACTACTTTAAAAATCTTCCTTGAGTATACGTCTAGCTTCAACCGCATCGCGAGATCGTAGGGCCTCGCATAGTTCCTCGCTTTCAAGTGCTATTTGTGGGTCTATGGAATAAAAACCGCATAGCTCTATAAATTCTGATTTACTCATTTTAAATTACTCCCATCATTTTAAGATTCATCCAAAGGAGTGCCACGAATACCAGTATTGCAATCTGTACGCCATCTTGTGCTGTCATCTTGTATGCCTCTGTGTGTTTGTTGTCTTGATGGGGCCATTGTACCGGGATTACCAACGTTGTAAAATTTATTTAAACTATAATGCTTTGGACTATTATTGATCTGGTGAATACCTTACTGCCTACCTTTATACATACGCGTGCGCGCGAGTACCATAGTTCAAGACTTGTGTCAACCTGTGTATTCATACAGTGGTGGTTGCTCCATAGGTATCCTATGGCATACCCACACTTAACCCTGTGGAATCCCATGCAATACCCGTGCCAACGTGGCAGCCTGTGGATAACTTGTGGATGCTTGTGTATAACCTGTGGATAAATAGACCCCCGGGGGGGCCTGACGTGGCCAGCAGCTTGTCTTAGTACCCGCAGGAATACAAAATAGTAGCAATTTGGAAAAAAGAGTGTATAATTACATTTACTTATGACTACCTGTGCATGCCATAACTCCTTGTAATACCTGTGTATTCCTAAACTGACACCAGTATAGCCAAAAGCTATTAAAGGGACGGCCCTTATGTATAAATATGTAGACATTAGTGAAGAAAAGACTTGACTTTTGGTTAAAAATATGGTATAATTTATAGTATACTAAAGAAGATAAAGATTACCCCGCGCCCTTAAGTATCCTTAAGCATCGTTAGGATTGATCTTTTAATAATAATTAAAGAAACTAACTAAAGTATACTTAAGTATCCTTAAGTACTAAGGGAAATACAATGAATACTAAAGAACCTAAGGGTAGTCAGCCCGCGAAGCGGGTGGGCAGACCAAAGAAAACAGCAGTTGTGTCAAAAACCAAGGGCAAACGTAACTCAGTAGGGCGGCCCAAGGGTGACGCAGCGGTCATTAACGAATACAAGGCTAGAATGCTGGCATCCCCTAAGAGTAGGAAGGTGCTAGATAGTATATTGTCAGCAGCCTTGGACGATGACCACAAGAATCAAGCAGCAGCATGGAAGCTCTGCATGGACAGGTTACTACCTGTCAGCTATTTTGAAAAGGATAAGGCCAGCGGAGGCAAGAGTGCCATCAACATCTCCATTACAGGTGTTGGCGGTGAGACTACAGTGATCTCTGGCGGCCAAGAAGAACCCATTGAAGGGGACTACACAGATGTATGATATAAATCAAGACTTAGATTACTTTACTAGGGAAGAGTTTGCTTGTCAGTACACTGGCGAGAATGAGATTAGTGACAGGCTATTGCTGAAGTTAGATTTGTTACGTGCTAGATGTGGGTTCCCCTTCGTTATTACGAGTGGCTACAGATCAGTAGACCACCCCATAGAAGCAAAGAAGGAGACACCCGGAACTCATGCCCAAGGCATCGCAGCAGATATTAAAGTCAATGACGGTACACAACGGTTTAGGATTGTTCAAGAGGCTATCTCGATGGGCTTTTCAGGAATTGGAGTTGCTAGTAGCTTTGTGCATGTTGACATCCGCGACCTTGACGGTAATGAGCCTCCTGTAATGTGGACGTACTAGCTTGACTGATCTTAATGTCTCGCTATTACCTTGGCAGCAGGAAGTCTGGGAAGACGCTACACGCTTTAAAGTAGTGGCTGCGGGTAGACGTACAGGGAAAAGTAGACTAGCTGCTTGGCGGCTGATCATCAGTGCGTTGTCCGACAAGAAAGGTCAGGTGTTCTACGTTGCCCCTACACAGGGTCAGGCTAGAGACATTATGTGGCAGTTGTTGCTGGAGCTAGCTCACAACGTCATCTCTACAGCCCACGTTAACAACCTACAGATTAAGCTGATCAATGGCTGCACCATCTCTCTAAAGGGTGCTGATAGACCAGAGACCATGCGTGGTGTTAGTCTAAAGTTCCTGTGTATGGATGAGTACGCAGACATGAAGCCAGAGGTGTGGGAGCAAATCCTACGTCCTGCATTGGCGGATCAGAAGGGTGATGCGCTCTTTATTGGTACACCTATGGGTCGTAACCACTTCTACGATCTATACCAGTACGCTAGTATCTCTGAAGACCCTACGTTCAAGGGGTATCACTTTACTAGCTACGATAACCCGTTACTTGATCCTGAAGAGATTGAAGCAGCTAAAGGCTCTATGTCAGCCTTCTCTTTCCGTCAGGAGTTTATGGCATCCTTTGAGGCGCACGGCAGTGAACTCTTTAAAGAAGAAGATGTTAGATTTAGTGAGGAAGAACCTACTGATGGTAATTATTACATTGCTGTCGATTTGGCAGGATTTGCAGATGTACAGAAAGTCACGACTAAAACCAAACGACTTGACCAGACGGCAATTGCTGTGGTTAAAGCGGGCGTCGAAGGCTGGTGGGTTGCTAATATCATACATGGCCGTTGGGGCGTCGAAGAGACTGCCAGACGAATCTTTGAAGCAGTCAGAGACTACCAACCAGTCGCAGTAGGTATTGAGAAGGGTGCGTTAAAGAACGCTGTCTACCCCTACCTGAACGACATAATGAAGAAGAACCAAACATTCTTTAGGGTGGAAGAGCTAACACACGGCAACAAGAAGAAGACAGACAGGATCGTGTGGGCGCTACAAGGCCGTTTAGAACACGGTAACTTAGTATTAAATAAGGGTAAGTGGAATGCTCAGTTCCTAGACGAGTTGTTCCAGTTCCCTAACCAATTAGTCCACGATGACTTGATAGATGCTCTTGCATACATTGACCAGTTAGCTAAGGTCTCGTATGCTTTTGACTATGAAGAAGAGGACTACGAATTCCTAGACAAATACGCAGGCTACTAACTATGGAACTAGAAGGCAACGACAACTTCGCTACAGAGCAGCACCTAGAGAACTGGGTAATTGAAAAGTGTGACTCATGGCGCGACCACTTTGAAGCTAACTACTCACAACGCTTTGAAGAATACTACCGTCTCTGGCGTGGTCAGTGGTCTCCACAGGATCGCACACGAGACACTGAACGCTCTAAGATTATATCTCCTGCGCTACAGCAGGCTGTTGAGTCTTCAGTAGCAGAGCTAGAGGAAGCTACCTTTGGCCGTGGTAAGTGGTTTGACATTAAAGATGACATCTACGACCAAGACCCTAACGACATTGCTTTGCTGCGTAACGCACTAGAGCAAGACTTTAAAAAGAACAAGGTACGTAAGGGTGTGGCAGAGTGTCTGATCAACGCTGCTGTGTTTGGTACAGGTATTGCTGAGATTGTTCTTGAAGAAGAAAAAGAAATGAAACCTGCCACACAGCCTGTAATGGGCGGTGAGCTTACAGCGGTAGGTGTCAACATACAGGATCGTACATGCGTTAAGCTACGCCCTGTCATGCCACAGAACTTCCTGATTGACCCAGTAGCTACAGACATTGACTCTGCCCTTGGTTGTGCAGTAGATGAGTTTGTGTCAGCTCACTCAGTAGAGCAGCTACAGGAAAGCGGTGTGTACCGTGACGTAGACATACAGCTTGCTTCTCCTGACTTTAACATTGAACCTGATCAGGACTTGACACGCTTTGATGAAGACAAAGTACGACTGACTAAGTACTATGGACTTGTTCCTCGCCACCTGCTAGACAAGGCAATGGAAGAGAAGGACGCAGAGGAAGCAGGAGAAGAGATTGTTACCTTTGAAGACGAAGATGATTCCTACTATGTAGAGGCTGTTGTTGTAGTAGCTAACGGCGGTGTACTGCTAAAGGCTTCTAAAAACCCCTACATGATGGAAGATCGTCCTGTCGTTGCATTCCCATGGGATGTCGTTCCTAGCCGCTTCTGGGGCAGAGGAGTATGTGAGAAAGGGTATAACAGTCAGAAGGCGTTAGACACAGAACTACGCGCTCGTATTGACGCTCTAGCACTGACTATACACCCAATGATGGCTATGGATGCTTCCCGTATGCCTCGTGGTGCTAAACCTAGCATACAGCCCGGTAAGACCATCCTAACCAACGGCAACCCTGCTGAGATACTACAGCCATTTAACTTTGGTAACGTAAACCAGATTACCTTTGCACAGGCTCAGTCACTACAGACTATGGTACAGACTGCTACAGGCGCTATCGACAGTGCTGGTATTGCCGGTTCCATTAATGGTGAGTCTACCGCTGCCGGTGTCTCTATGTCACTGGGTGCTATCATTAAGCGTCACAAGCGTACCTTGATCAACTTCCAAGAAGCATTCCTTATCCCTTTTGTACAGAAGGCTGCTTATCGTTACATGCAGTTTGAACCTGAGTTGTATCCAGTAGCTGACTACAAGTTCCACACCTCTAGCTCACTAGGCATCATTGCTCGTGAGTACGAAGTAACACAGCTTGTACAGTTGCTACAAACCATGTCACCAGACACGCCGATGTATCCTAAGCTGGTTATGTCCATCATTGACAACATGAACCTGTCCAACCGTGAGGAGCTTATTGCTACTCTTGAGCAGGCTAACCAGCCTAATCCAGAAGCTCAACAGGCTCAACAGGCAGCACAACAGGCACAGCTACAGTTCCAAGCTTCGCAGACTGCTGCACTACAAGGACAGGCTACGGAAGCACAAGCTAGGGCACAAAAACTTATAATGGAAGCTCAAGTTATTCCACAGGAATTGGAGATTGATCGTATCAAGGCAATCACTACTAACTTAGAAGTAGGAGATGCTGACGATAAAGAGTTTGAACGACGCATTAAAATGTCTAAGGAAATGCTTAAGGAACGTGAGATAGCTATTAAAGAAAGAGAAGCTGTAGCAAGACCTCAAGGAGGAATGCAGTAATGGTTACAACCAGAGAGCTTGAACATGTGGTTGAGCAAGTAAATGTAAAGTTTGAGGAACTGTTTAAGAAGGTTGCACAACTTGAGAAACAAATGGAGGCTAAGAATGCCAGCAAAAAAACCAGACCCAAGACTAGCTAGAGCTGGTGTCACTGGATACAATAAGCCGAAGCGTACCCCCAATCACCCAAAGAAAAGCCATGTTGTTGTGGCAAAGGAAGGTGACAAAATCAAGACGATTAGGTATGGAGAACAGGGGGCAAGCACAGCAGGAAAACCCAAGGCGGGTGAATCTGCTCGTATGAAAGCCAAGAGAGCCAGCTTCAAAGCAAGACACGGTAAGAACATAGCAAAAGGTAAAATGTCAGCAGCTTATTGGGCTGATAAATCTAAGTGGTAGTACACTTATAGGTACATAAAAGTGCAACAAATGTACACTTAAATGTACACTACAGTATACATTGTACATTATATGAAACATAACAGGAGATTATTATGCCATACGGTAAAGGTACATACGGTAGTAAAGTAGGTCGTCCACCTAAGAAAAAGACAGCGGTAAAGCCTAAGAAGAAGCCAGTTAAAAAAGGTAAGTAACATGCCAGCCAAGAAGTCTACAGTAAACAAAGCAGGGAACTACACTAAGCCCACCATGCGGAAGAACTTGTTTAACAAGATCAAAGCAGGAACTAAAGGTGGTAACGCTGGTCAATGGTCTGCTAGGAAAGCTCAGATGTTAGCCAAGGAGTACAAGGCAAAAGGCGGAGGTTATAAGTAATGGCTTTAAAAGAATCACAGAAATCTTTAAAGAAGTGGACAAAGCAGAAGTGGCGTACACCTAGCGGCAAAAAGTCTTCAGAAACTGGCGAAGTATACGCACCTTCTAAGACTATTAGTAAGCTAAAGTCCACAGCAGCAGGTAAAAAGAAACTAGCCGCTGCTAATGTAAAGAAGAAAGCAGCTACCGCTAAAGGCAAGCAACACGCCAAGCATGGCCTACATAAGGGTAAGAAACGATGAAGGGTCAGACTCACGGTGGTAAAGGAAGTGCCCAGCGCAAGACAGATCAGAAGAAGTTTGCAGCTAACTGGGATGCTATATACAACAAAAATACTACAAAGTCAAGTAAAAAGAAGAAATAACGCTTGACTTTCTTATTCATTTATGATATAATAAGTAGTATATGAGGTGTTTATATCTCATTAATGATAACTTAACTTAACTGTCCTTAGGGAGAAACAGTATGATTGATAAAGACCTTGAGCTATATTACCGTAACATTAGAGATATGTTTGGAACAGACGGCTGGAAGCAGCTAATGGAAGACCTTAAGTCTAATGCGATGGTGATCAACTCAGTAGAAGCTGCAAAAGATAATGAAGACCTTTACTTTCGTAAGGGCCAACTTTCTATCATAGCTAACCTACTAAACCTAGAAGCTCAGATTGACTTAGCAGAAGAACAAGCAATGCAAGAGGAAGAAGAAGTAGAAGAAGCTGCCTAATGAAAGCTATCTACGAGTATCGTTGCGAGGATGGACACACGAATGAACGCTACACAGATTCTGAGTGTACCCACATCCCCTGCTTAGACTGCGATAAGATTGCAAGAAGAATTGTAAGTGCTGTGCGAAGTAAGCTAGACCCTATCTCTGGTGATTTTATGGGTGCTACCAGACAGTGGGAAAAAAACAGAGCGCAGAAGTTACAGCAAGAGCGCAAGGCCAACTCTTAACCAAGAAGCCCTGCATAATACACCTCCATAATGAGAATACTCACGGAGTTTAATAATGGCAACACTAATAGACGAGCGTCCAGAAGACGT